GCCAGAGTTGGTGATGCTGAAGCAGATCGTATTACACGAAGATCAACGAGTCGTGGGACAGATACTCATACCTTGATTGAGCAGTATCTGAAGAACATGGATTGCAACTCCGATGTTCTTCCACTTTCTGAAATGTTGTTTCAGAATGCGATTTCGACTCTGAAGCGTATAAATAATATATACGCTTTGGAAGGTTCTCTATATAGTTTGTACCTGGGAATTGCAGGTACGGTTGACTGCATTGCAGAATTTGATGGAGAACTTGCAATTATTGATTTCAAAACGTCAGAGAAACCAAAAAAACGAGAGTGGATTGATCACTACTTCGTGCAATGTTGTGCTTATGCTTGCATGTTACATGAACTCACTGGAATCTCAGTTAAAAAGTTCGTAATTATTATGACTTGTGAAAATGGAGATGTTGAAGTTTATGAAGAAAGAGATAAAGCAAAATACATACGTCTTCTTACACAATATATTAAAAAGTTTGTAGACGACAAACTAATGCAGATGTCTTGACAGGCATGTTATAATATTAGTAGAGTTAATAGGATAGTCTATTGCGTATTACAGTTTTGGGCCCGATGGAGAATGAATTAGAAAAGGTATTAGAGAGTAAGTTTTTCTGTTCTTCTCGTTTTGCACAAGAGATTGAAACACTCGTGCAAACGAATTTGGATATGAATTACATTGATGCTATCGTTCACTTCTGTGAGACGAATAATATTGATTTGGAATCCGTGCCTAAACTGATTTCAAAACCCCTGAAAGAGAAACTTAAGTACGAGGCAATGGAACTTAACTTTCTCAAAAAGACTTCCCGTGCAAAATTAGTCTTTTAATTCCATTTTGGGGGGGAAAAATTCTCCGGCAAAAAATCCTTATATTACTTTTTTGAATGAATCCCTTTGAAGTTTATAAAACATATCTTGCTCTTAAAAACCACTTTACCAAACCAGAATACGACTATCAAAAATATTGTGGTAAGGTAAAAGCCAATCTTCAGTCATTTTATAAAAGGCGAGATAGATTCTTTTATGAGAAGATTTCGAGAAATAAAGACGATCATGAGATTATTGAGTTTTTTGTCTCAAATTTCGTATCTGCCTCAGATCCTGCCAATTTGTGGATTGGTAGTATTATAAGAGAAGGAGATAAAACTCACAAAGAATGGCAAAAACGCCAACAAAGTCTATCCTATCAATTTAAAGAACAATCAGAAGAATTGTTCAAGACACATAAATTTGAGGATGTTTTCAATTGCACGAAAGGACATCCTCCTGTTCTAAAGATGTTCCTGAGCGGGAAGATTAGCCTGGAAACCCTGGTGATCTATGATAGAATATTCATGTTCAGGAACAAATTTGACAAGAAATTGATGGATCCCGTGTGGGAAACCGTCAGTCTAAAAATTAAAAAATACAACCCATTTCTAAATATTGATGTATTCCGTTATCGTAAAATCTTGAAGGAAATTATTGTAGGAGACGCATGAGCTTTTTTGATTCCGAAGTTGTCCGCGCTGAGATGACTGAAATTTCCGAATTACAAGAGGAAATTTATAAAAATGTGTTTAGTTTCTTTAGAATGTCCAAAGAAGCAAAGAAAAATCATGTTGAATTAATGCAAAGACTGTTGGAAAAACAACAGATTCTTTACACTCGTTTGAGTTTATCAGATGATCCTGAAGCTCAGCAAATGAAGGAAAGAATCTCCGAGTCTGCTACAATGATGGGACTTCCTCCCAATGTTGATATGAATGTCATCTTCAACAACATGTCTCAGTTGATTGAATCCATGAAGGAAAAGATTGACAAAGACGAAACTTCCGTCTAGAATGATGGAGTACACAAAGGCCAAATCCAACAAATACGAGGTACACAAATGTCGTTTGCTAATCTGAAAAAGCAATCTAAACTCGGTTCGCTCACCGATAAACTTGTCAAAGAAGTTGAAAAAATGAGCACTTCTGGTGGTGGAGCAGATGAACGCTTCTGGAAACCAGAAATGGATAAAACTGGTGTTGGTTCAGCAGTTATCCGTTTTCTTCCCGCTCCTGATGGCGAAGAAATGCCCTGGGTGAAGATATATTCTCATGCATTCCAAGGAAATGGAGGCTGGTATATTGAAAACAGTCTGACAACTCTGGGACAGAAAGATCCTGTTTCTGAGCACAATCGTGAACTGTGGAACAGTGGCAGCGAAAAGGATAAAGAGACTGTTCGTAAGCAGAAGCGTAAACTGTCCTACTATTCCAACATTTACGTTGTGAAGGATCCTGCAAATCCTCAGAACGAAGGTAAAGTTTTCCTGTTCAAGTTCGGCAAGAAGATCTTTGACAAGATTCTGAATGCAATGCAGCCAGAGTTTGAAGATGAAGAACCAATCAATCCCTTTGATTTCTGGACTGGTGCTAACTTCCGCCTGAAAATCCGTAAGGTTGAAGGTTACTGGAACTACGATAAGTCGGAGTTTGATTCTTCTTCTCCTCTTTTGGAAGATGATGATGCACTGGAAGCACTCTGGAAGAAAGAGTATTCTCTGTCTGCACTTGTTGCACCAGATCAATTCAAGTCTTATGAAGATCTTGAGAAGCGTCTGGGATATGTTCTCGGACAGAAAGGTGCTGCTGCAAAAGCAAAGGTGATGGAAGAAGAGGAAGAGTATGAGTCCTATAACTCAACTCCCTCCAAGGAAGAGAGTGTGATGGAAGAACTGGAAGAGTCTTATCGCAAGAGCAAGTCTACTCCTTCGCTTCCTAAACTGTCATCTGAGAAAGATGAAGACGAAGATGATGCAATGCGTTACTTCCAGAAACTCGTGGATGATTGATCACTCGTAGAGTCTGATATTATCTCCTTTCTTCAGGGTGCGGCTCACATATTGAGTCGCACCTTCTTTGTATATCATTGTATCTTGAAGATCATTGAAGATAACATTCAAATAATCTGGTTTCAGTAAAAAGATATTTCTTTTCTCATCTTGAATTAAATCTTCGTACTGATAGTTTGTGACTTCGGTTGTAATATTAGTTCGAGTAACTTCTTGTCCTATGATATCATCATAATATGTTACTGAATAGTTTTGTTCAACCTGGAGTCCTTTTGGAAGAATAACAATTCCTGCACTATTTTTAACTTCGATGGTTTCATAGTGATGAACCGCATTTAAATTTGCATATGAACCATACTTTTCAATTAAATACTTATCAAAAACTTCTTGAGTCATTGGCCATTCAGTTTGAATGTTCAAGATGTTATTTGCAAGCAGAACTACCCAATCAAGAGTATCTTCTCCATAAATCTTGAAAGCAACTTGATCTGGACGTTCGTCGCCAATGATTGAATACTTTGTAAAAAATGCTAAGTTTTGAAAGATATCTTCTCTAAACTTTGCTCGTTTAAAAAGATTCTTAACAGCAGCATAATCTGAAATGTTTTTTTCGTTAGCATTGCGACTGACGTAATCGAAATTAGGAACGTTGCGGAAGTATGCTGACATTTTAGTAACCTATCATTGTATCTTTGTTGACTGTGTTTCTATCACGATTTCCTAAATCTTTATAATTATCCTCAAAGATTGGATCGAGTTCACTAAAAGATAGTGTAAGTTCGTATGCTGTCATAGCACCATCATAGAATGTTGCATAATTTCCTGCTGGTGTATAGTTGACTGAACAATTTGTAAGAGCACAGGTTTTAATTTTATTAATCCATGGATGATCAGATTCAGCTCCACTTCCTAAGTGATAAGAAATATCAAAAATATTTGGTGCTTTTACAAATAAATTTGAAGTTGCACGTTTAACTGACATTCCTTGTTTAAAGAAACGAATAATTTCTCTAATTCTTTTGGATTCGTTTGGTTCACGAGCAGATAATGTAAAACTGAAAGAAAATGTTCTTAATTGTGGCCCATTAAAAAGAAGTTCTAAATTGGGATTTAGAACACCTCCAGTAACTCTAGACAGAAAATTTTTGTTCCCGCCAGCAGCGGCCGCGGCAAAGTAAGCAGCTGCTGCTGTTTTTAATGCAGGATCAGTAGATCCTCGCGCTATATTTTCAATACTTTTTGCAATACCCTTGGGGCCCTCTGAGATTCCTCGATAAGCAGTTGCTGCTGCAAGAGCTTCAATAGCATTTAAAGTATCATCACCCCAACTAACGGTATTTTGATCGCTAATTGATGGAGAAATTGGTAAAATTACATTCCCAAAAATTGTTTTTTCGCCAACTCTGTTTTTACTGGTTGCACCTAGGTTTTCATTAACTTCCAAACGTCTTGGACTATATCTAAACATTGAAAATTTAATTCTATCTTGATTTTCTGGAAACGTAATGGGGTATATTAAATTTTGTCCATATTCTTTTCTAATTCCATCACCATCTTTAATTGCTTGATTATTGATTAATTGATTGGAAAATTCTACACCTTGTTCTACATCCGCTGAAGTTGCTTGATCCGCTACATCTTCTGTAGTTGATGCAGTGTTTGTATCAACTAATTGATTAGATTGCTTTTGAGCATCTTGTGCGCTAAGGTTTGGATTTGCTGCTTTAATACCCTTTGCTGCTGTTTTTTGAGATGCATTTTTGATGGATTTTAGTCCATCTGAACTTGATATTTGAGATATTTGTTGTTGTGTTAATGAACTATTTGCATCAGGTGTAAATTTTTTTGTTTTTGGATTATATGTCCCAACAGGTTTTTGTGTTAAAAAAGGGCCCTGAATATAAACTTGAGTTACTCCCGTAGTCGCATTTACTTCATTAGAAAAAAATCCATTTACTTTTGGTATTTTATATAAATTGGTTCCTGCAGCACCATAAGTTCCTGCCATCAGAAATTCTCTTTTTGGATTACAGTATTTTTATCTATTTAGTGACGAATTTTTCAAACCTCAATGATCTCAAATACTCAAGTTCATTTGCTCTAATTGTATGCATTTTTCCAACAACTTCAATCCAAGTATAATTTCGCATTGCTAACCAGTGATAATTAAAAGCCTTGAATCCCCATCGCTCAATTGCAGTAACTTGAACTAATGGATGTTCATCATAAGTAATATCTGGTGTTTTGGGAAGATAAATGAAAGTATAATATCCACCAATATCAGGAATAAATTCACTTTCAGTAAAAACTTCCAGAATGTTCATCATAATGAGTTCTGGATTATTCAATCCTTTAATTTTTTTCTTGAGTTTCGCAACTCTAGTTGATGTACTTTGTCCGAAACCTTCTGCCATTACTTGATACCGAGTTCTTCCTCTGTAATAATTTTAAACTCGATCATGTGATCTTTACAGAATTCAACTGCTGCTTTCCATTTAGCTTGGTTAGTTGCATAA